AGACCCAACGCCACCAGCAGGAGGTTCAGTAGGAGGAGGTTCTCCTGTTCCCCCAACACCATCTGCTCCACCAGCTTTTAATGTAGTAGGTCAAGGAGAAACAAGTCAGTTAGCAGATGCTATAGGAAGTCAAGCAAGTGAACCAGTAAGAGCATACGTTGTAAGCAACGATGTAACAACTGCACAAGGTCTTGAAAGAAATATTGTAGAAGGAGCTACTATATAAATACAAAATTTTTAATTAATAACGTTATATAAAATATGAAGATAGTCGAATTGATACTTGACGAAAATCAAGAAGAATCTGGAATCGAAGCAATATCCATAGTTGAAAATCCTGCCATTGAAGAAGATTTTGTTGCTTTAAAAAGCAATGAAATTAAACTTGCAGAAATAGATAAAGAAAAAAAGATATTAATGGGAGCTTTATTAATACCTAACAAACCTATATATCGAAATAATGGGGAAGATGAATATTATATATACTTCTCTAAAGATACGGTATTGAAAGCATCCCAAATGTATTTGACAAAAGGCAATCAAAACAATTCAACATTAGAACACCAACATTCATTAAGTGGTTTAAGTTTAGTAGAATCTTGGCTTGTTGAAGATGAAGTACACGACAAATCAAGAAAATATGGTATGAATGTTCCTGTAGGTACTTGGATGGGAGCTGTAAAAGTAAACAATGATGAAGTCTGGAATGACTATGTAAAAACAGGTAAAGTAAAAGGATTCTCAATAGAAGGCTACTTTGCAGATAAAATGGAACGACCTAAAGATTCTGTAGGATTATCAGAAGATAAAGAAGCAGACAATTTATTAGATAAAATAAAAGACATATTAACTAATGCCTAAAAAAACTTTCTTCCCAAGTCATTCAAGTCCTAAAAGTTCAAGACGTGCTTGTTTATGTAAAGACAAAAATACTTATTCAAGAAAATGTTGTGACGGTTCTTTATGGGCGCAGGGCATAGGAGTTATATCAAGAACAATTTGAAAATGCAAAAAAATTAATTAACCACGTTATATATATAATTATGAAATCAACTGAAATGTTAAACCAAATCAAGACCCTTCTAAATATAGAAGTTAAACTTGAAGAACAAAAACTTGAGAACGGTACTCGTGTAGAAGCAGAATCGTTTGAAAAAGGTAAAGAGATATTCATTCTTACAGATGACGAAAAAGTTGCTATGCCAGTAGGGGAATACCTACTTGAAGATGGTAGACTTGTAGTTGTTGCAGAAGAAGGAATTATCGATGACGTTAGAGAAGTATCTGACGAAGTTCCACAAAAGGAAGAAGAATCTAAAGATGAAACTGAAGATTTAGAAAAAGAAGAAGAACTTGTAGATGATGGAGAAGAAGCTGCAGTAGATGACTGGGCTGGTATGGAAAAAAGAATTAAAAATCTTGAAGATGCTATTGCTGACCTTAAATCTAAAGTAGGCGAAAGCAATATGGAAGAAGAAGTTGAAATGGAAGAAGAAGTTAATAGACAACCTAAATCCAGAACAGTAAAAGAAGAATTTAACGAAAACGAGCAACTAAAGGAAGAATTATCACAACCTGCTGCTGCTCCAATCAAGCATAATCCAGAAGCTGGAAATGCAAAAAGGGAAAATTTTAGAATCGCTCCAAATAGAAAGCCTTCTACAATGGACTATATATTAAATCAATTAAATAAATAAAATTAAATAATTATGCCACAACCAACTATTACTACTACTTATGCTGGAGAATTTGCAGGTAAGTACATCGCTGCTGCTCTATTGAGTGGTAACACATTAAGTCAGGGTGCTATCGAAATTAAGCCAAACATCAAGTTTAAAGAAGTTATGAAAAAAGTTGTTACTTCTGGTTTAATTACTGATGATTCTTGTGACTTCACATCTGCTGGGTCTGTAACACTTACAGAGAGAATTATTCAACCAACAGAATTTCAAGTTAACCTTGAATTATGTAAAACACCATTTGAATCTGACTGGGGTGCTGTATCAATGGGCTATTCAGCTTTTGATAATTTACCTCCTGATTTTTCAAGTTTCTTAATCGCTCACGTTGCAGAACAAGTATCTGCTAATACTGAAAGCAATATCTGGCAAGGAAATCTTGGTGGAGCTCAAGCAGGAGAATTTGATGGGTTTACAACTTTAGCTACTGCTGATGCAGACGTAATTGACGTTGCTGCTGTAGGTGGAGGAGTTAATTCAGGAAATGTTATTGCTGAATTAGGTAAAATTGTTGATGCTATTCCAAGCACATTATATGGTAAGGATGACTTACACATTTATGTATCACAAAACATTGCTAAAGCATACGTAAGAGCTTTAGGTGGATATGCTGCTATAACAAATGTTGCAGGAACTGAAAATGTAGGTTCTGTAGGTGCAAATGGAATTGACAATAGAGGTACACTATGGTATGCAGGAGGAGAAAATCTTTCTATTGATGGTGTAAAAATCTTTGTTGCTAATGGTTTACCAAACAACTACGCAATGGCTGCACAAAAATCTAACTTATTCTTTGGAACAGGCTTAATGTCTGATTACAACCTTGTTAAGCTAATTGATATGGCTGACATTGACGGAAGTAAAAACGTAAGAGTAATTATGAGATTTACTGCTGGAGTACAATACGGAATAGGTTCTGAAATAGTTCTTTATTCTTAATAAATTAAATTAACCAAAAATAAAGGGTAGGTGGGTATATGCTTACTTACCCTTTTTTTTATAAAATAAAATATAAACTATGGCTTGTACATTAAACACAGGGAGAAAGTTACCTTGTAAAAGTGCCTTCGGTGGCATAAAAACAGTTTGGTTTGGAGACTTTGGTGGTATTACTGGCGTTACTGTAGATTCAGCTACAAAGCAAGTAACAACTATTGCAGGAACACAACCAGATTGGTATCAATTTGACGTAAAAGGAAATTCATCACTTGAAACAACTGTAACAAGTTCAAGAGAAAACGGAACTACTTTTTATACTCAAACATTAAATTTAACACTTACTTACCTTGAAGCTAAAACTCAAGCTGAATTGCAAGACATAGCTGTTGCAAGACCTTATGTAGTTGTTGAAGATTATTACGGAAATCAATTTTTATGTGGACTTGAAAACGGAATGGAATTTGTTTCAGGAACTGTAGTTTCTGGAGCTGCTGCTGGAGATTTATCAGGATTTACTTTAGTAATGGAAGGACAAGAAGAATTAGCTCCTTACTTTTTAGATTCAGGATTAATTACTGCTGACGCTGAACAAATAGTACCTAACTAATATTTATTGATATTAAATTAAGAGCATCCTTTGGGGTGCTTTTTTTTTGCATTAATGTTTTCACAAAATAACTTATTTATTACGTTATATATAAAATGATTGTATTAAAGACTTTAACTACTGCTCAAAACTTTAAAGTAATTCCAAGAGTTTACGCTGATGAATTTACTTTATCTATAAGAGACGATAGTACAAACGTAAAACAAATATATGAAGTTACAGGAGCTATAACATCTGGAAATTATTTAACATTTTCACAAGCGTTTAGCCCTGTACTTGTTGAAGGTCATTTTTACGATTTAGAATTATATACAGACCCAAATTTTTGGAATACTAATTATTTTCTTTGGGAATTGTATAATGAATTTTGGAATGTAGATACAACAAACATTGTAGATATATTTAAAGACAGGATTTTCTGTACTGACCAAGAAATAGACCAAATGGATAATTTATATTATGACATAAATCAAGGTCAATACATAACAGATAATTCTTATAATAATGATTACATTGTAATATGAAAAAAAGAAAAAGAAATAGTTTAGGTCAATTTGTTAGAGGGTCTAAATCAGAAGTAAGTTTTGTAAATTTAAGTACTTATACAAGTCCTGAAATAATTGAAGTACCTAATCAAGATTGGATAGCTTATGGTGATGACAACAATTACTTTCAATTTTTAATAGACAGATACAATGGAAGTCCTACAAACAATGCCTGTATTAATGGTATTAGCCAACAAATTTACGGTAAAGGTTTAGGAGCTACAGATTCAAACAGAAAACCAGAACAATACGCTGAAATGATTACACTTCTAAAAAAAGATGTTGTAAGAAAATTAAGTTATGACCTTAAACTTATGGGTCAATGTGCAATACAAGTCATTTATTCTAAAGACAGAAATAAGATTGCACAAGTAGAACACATACCAGTAGAAACATTAAGAGCTGAAAAATGTAATGAAGATGGCGATATTCCTGCATACTATTATTTTAAAGACTGGGCAAAACTAAAACCAAGCGACAAGCCATTAAGAATACCAGCTTATGGAATGTCTAAAGAAAATATAGAAATATATTACATAAAGCCTTACAAGTCTGGATTTTATTATTATGCACCTGTAGATTATCAAGGTGGAATACAATATGCAGAACTTGAGGAGGAGATAAGTAATTATCACTTAAACAACATAATGAATGGTTTAAGTCCTTCAATGTTAATCAACTTTAACAACGGAACACCTAATCCTCAAGAAAGAGAACTTATAGAACAACGTATTGCACAAAAGTTTTCAGGTAGTTCTAATGCAGGTAAATTTATTTTAAGTTTTAATGATAATAAAGATGCACAAGCTGAAATAACACCAGTTCAATTAAGTGATGCACATAACCAATACCAATTCCTTTCTGACGAATCA